CCTTACTAAAGGAAGAGAGCCTGAGTATTTCTCTTTAGATGCTGTTGTAGCTGGCATAAGGACACCTAAGCAAGCTATCATCAACCTAGTAGCAGACATACGCTCACTAGCAGATAAGAAAGAAAGAGATGCGCTAAAGGTCAAGCTACCTTGTATATGCTTCTCAGGTAAGTTCTCGGAGAGAAAAGATACAGCCCTAGTAGAGCATTCAGGATTAGCAGTCATAGACCTAGACCACCTGCAAGATGTTCAAGAGGTGATGGACAAGCTCAAGCTGATACCATACATATCAGTAGCATTCATATCCCCTTCAGGAGATGGTATCAAAGCAGTAGCTAGAATACCCAAGTCCAAAGAACACCATGTATACAACTACGAGAAGCTAATAGAAGACTTATCAGGTAAGCTCAACATACCCAATGATAAGTATGACAGCACCTCTAAAAACCCTAGTAGGGTATGCTTCTTCTCCCATGACCCTGAGTGCTACTACAACCCTAACGCTTCATGCTACACCCCACCGCCTAAGCAGATAAGGGTAGAGACAGACTATAACAAAATCAATATAGCTGTTAACATGGTACGCCTCGCTGTTGATGGTGAGAAACATCATGTGCTTCTAAAAGCTGCTAGGCTGATGGGTGGATGGGTAGCTGGTGGGTATGTGACAGAGGATATGGCTGTTCAGGTACTCGAATCTGAGATACGCCATAAGAACATCACTGACTTTGAACAGGCTCAGAGGACTATAAAAGATGGTATTGAAAATGGTAAGAAAGACCCTCTGTATGAGACTGAAGCACTAGAATCAGCAGCCTTACTAGAGCAGAATAAGGTCAAGCTAAGGAGTGCTACTAGGAAGTATGAGTTCTTGACTGACCCTGAAGAGGATGACAGCTCTCTTAAAAGGTATATGACAGGTGATTTTAAGTTGGGGTCTACCACAGGGTATAAAGAGTTTGACAAGCACTTCCTATTCAAAGAAGGTGAGTTTAATGTTGTTCTAGGACACCCCAATACAGGTAAGAGTTTCTTTATGTGGTGGTTGATGGTACTGTCTGCTGTTGGACACAGTTGGAGATGGATTGTGTACTCTACCGAAAACAAAATATCACAGATAAAGAAGAAGCTCATAGAGTTCTATCTGAACAAGCCCATGCAGACTATATCCGATGCTGAGTATACGTCTGCTACGCAATGGATAGATGATATGTTTGCCTTTATTAGGATTGACAAAGAGTATACAGCCTATGATATCCTAGACTTCTCCAAGATACTCATGGACGAGAAAGAGTATAAAGGCTTTCTTATAGACCCGTACAACAGTCTATCCGTTGATAAGATGCGTATCAAGGAGATGGGTAATATGCACGTCTATGACTACGCTGTTGCTAGTGAGTTTGTAAGGTTTACAGATAAGAATAATATCAGCATATACCTCAATGCCCATGCAATGAGTGAGGCGCAGAGGAGAAGGCATCCGCAAGGACATAGGTTTGCAGGACACCCCACACCCCCAGAAGCTGCTGACATCGAAGGTGGGGGTAAATTTACTAATAGGGTTACGGGTTTCTACCTTGTTATCCATAGGTATATCTACCATGAATCGGAATGGAAGTATACTAGGGTGGACATTAAGAAGGTTAAGGATGTGGAGACTGGTGGTAAGCCTACTAGGTACGAAGAGCCTATTGAGTTTGAGATGAACAGAGAGATGACAAGATTTACACTTAGAAACGATGACTACAACCCAATCTACCCAACAGCAGAGCTTCCCGAATCTATTGATACCGATTTGCAGTTCTAGGTACAAAGAGGCTAATGTGGAGACCCCTGACTATTTAGATGTTCTGCCTTGGAATCTATGTGAGGATAGGACTAGGTTTCTAGTTGGACAGGAGTTCACCCTTAACGGAAAGAGGATTATGGTAGAGGCTATCTACGATGGCCATAAGGGATACGCTGTAAGGAATGTACATGGAGACGAGATTAAATGGGTAGACAGATACACCTTATGCGATGCTATTGACAAAGGTGAGTTTAAGTTGCATAGGTTGAATGTGTGACTTACATTTGTAAGTAATGAAAAGATTAGTGTACGCATTAAAATGTCCATTTACTGACGAAGTGCATTATGTAGGAAAGTCATCAAGAGGAATTGTTTGCCCATCTGAGCATATAACAAACACACACAGCGAGAAAATTAAAATGTGGGTTGATTCATTAAGAACCATTGGCAGTTCTCCTAAAATAGAAGTGTTAGAGTATGTTCGGGTAGATGAGGAATTAGATGAAAGAGAGAGGTATTACATCAAAAAATACTTGTCTAAGGGGAACATACTTCTTAATTCTAATTTGTACACCTCTAACTTAGTAACAGACAAGCTGAACAAGCACTTAGAACATAATGGGAAATTAAACATTGACGAAATATCTGAGTTTGTAAAGGTGAGAAGAAAGCAAGTCGGATTAACTCAGGAACAATTTGCTGAGAAATGTGGGGTGGCTTTAACAGTTGTACGGAAAATCGAACAAGGAAATATAAATGTTAATCTAAGGAGCTTGCTGACTGTGTTAAGTATGTTTGGACACAAGCTGTCAATAAAGAGAAATAAAGATGAATGACACATCATTCACTAACTGTAATTTCACCAGATAGCGTATGATTTATCATTCAGAAACACAGAACTATTCCATATTCCGATAAGCAATAAATTCCCTTTCGTATCTTTGCACAGAATCTAAACTACTTTAATTATGGCTCGTAGAGCATCAACAAGGGTTGCAAGCCAACCATCACAAGAGAGTAATGTACCCCAAGCAGGTACACGCGACATCCGCTTCAAACTCTCAACAGGTCACAGACCAGCACACTACAAACTACCTACTAGCTTTGTTATCCTAGACAAGGGTACTAAGAAACAGCGCACAGCACGTTATGTTCGTGGGTACAACACCTATTGGAAAGACGAGCAGCCTGACGATGTGGTACGCACACCTATCGACTTCTTAGATGGAGACCTTTTAGTTACCAAGGATGAAGTAGGTATGCAGGAGTATATGCTTGCTGTATTGGATGCTTTGGGGGATAGCTGTCCTTTTAAGATTGATGACCCTGAAGCTGAGAGCCGAGCTAAGAACAGAGTTAGAAAGTCATCTGTACAAGCACAAGCTATGCTGTATGACAAGTCTGAGACCGAAGAGGGTAAAGAGGCTCTGTCTATCATCGCTCGTTATCATGGTATCGAGGTAGATGCTATCGACTTTGAATCTGTTGTAGATGCTTTGAGTTCTATCGCTGAGAGTGACCCTGATGGGTTTATCAACTCTTTCGATAACCCTAGTGTACGGATGAAGAGCTTGGTTATCCAAGGTGTTAATGCAGGTCTGTTCTTGCTAGATGATGATACCGTTGTTAAAGATGCTTCTACATCACGGGTTCTATGCCCAGTGCCTATTGGGAAGACCCATGTAGACGCTCTTACCCAGTTTGCTTTGAGTGAAGAGGGTAAGGCTGTTGGAGAGTATATCGAGAACAACTTATAGGATTTAACAAATTCTTAACACAAGCCCCTTGCGTAATTGCTTGGGGCTTTTTACTTTAGCTGTAAATTAAACAACGATGATAACAAACGTAGTAGTAGCTGGTATTGATATGGCTGATGCACCTGACTTTGTAGATGCTTATATCGAGAGTGCAGACCTAGATGGTGTACCTATGACAGAGGAGCAGTTAGATGCTCTTAGTGAAGACTATGACTTTGTGTATGGGGAACTGATGAAGCAATTGTATTAACGTTGAGTATAACACATCGTTTTAATGTGTGTTATACATTGTTGTGTGTCTGGTGCGGATTTATAGCACTCACTTTTTATTAACCAAAGACCCTTTTTCTTTTCTTTTTTTTAGGTAGGGGAAAATATTTTAAGTATTTATTAGGTATTTACAAAGTATGTATTATATTTGAAGTGTTGTTAGCAATGAAGCTACAATGTAAACTTTAAATATTAT